TGCCTTAAAGAAAACCACAGATGAAGCCGCAGGAGGAATTAAAGGGATGGGATTGGCTATCAAAGCGGCAGGGGTTGGTCTATTCTTGAAGGTTCTGGAAGGATTGACAGAGTTATTTATGACTAACCAAGCGGTTGTTGATGCTAGTGCGACTGCTTTCAAGGCTCTTGAGATTGCATTTAATGATCTATTTAAATTAGTCACGAGTAACGTTGGACCAATAACAGATTATTTCAAAAAAATATTTGACGATCCTCAAAAAGCCGTAGCAGATTTAGGAAAAGCGATCAAAGAGAATATGATCGAACGATTCAATTCTGCTTTGGAAGTTCTGGGATATTTAGGCACGGCAATTAAAAAAGTATTTGAAGGAGATTTTGACGGAGCAATAGAAGCGGCAAGTAATGCGGGAAAAGAGTTTACAGACGTTCTAACGGGAGTTGATGACTCATTTGATAAAACGGTTGAGTTAGTGAAAGAAGTTGCCGTAGCGACTGCGGATTACACTAAAAAAACGGTTGAAGCGGCGGCGGCAAGTGTTCAGATGGCGAAGGAAGCGCAAAGAGCAGAATTGTTAAACATAGGAATACTTGAAGAGTCGGACAGACTAGCAGAAAAACAACGTCAGATTAGGGATGAGGAACGTAATACAATCACAGAAAGGATTGAAGCAAATGAAAAATTAAAAGCAATTCTTGAAAAGCAAAACAAGGATATGCTTGAAAACGCCAAGATAGTTGAAAGACAAGCAATAGCGGCTTTTAAATTAAATGGAGGCATAGAACAAGAACTTGCTTTGATTGCGGCTAAAAACGAGGTGAAAGCGGTTGAGGCAACCATTGAAGGATTTATCTCAGAGCAAAAAGCAAATGATTTAGCGTTAACAAAAGAAAAACAAGAACTTGACGCAACAATAAATGACGGAGAGATTTTAAGAAGACAAGAAGAACGCGAGTGGAATGCTGAAAGGCAATTGAATGAATTCATGCGAATTACCGCATTGCAAGAGGCAACCGTTTTAGAAATAGCTGAAGAGACCAAAAGGCTTGAGGCAAAGAAAGCGTTATACAAAGAAGATACTCAAGCATTTGCGGATGCTAATGAAGAGTTACTTAATTATCAAGCTGAGTCAAATAGAAAAATAGCTGAACTTGAAGATATGTCAGCGGCGGCAAAGTTAGATATTGCTAAAAACACACTAAATAGTTTAGCAAATATTTTCGGAAAAGAATCTAAGGCAGGAAAAGCGGCGGCAATAGCATCAACTACAATAACTACATTACAATCATCAATCTCTGCTTTTAATTCATTGGCAGGAATACCCGTAGTTGGACCCGTTTTGGGAGGTATAGCGGCGGCATCAGCAATCGCAACGGGATTTAGGACTATCAAGGAAATTAAAGGGACTAAACTGCCTAAAGTAAATGGCGTTGGCGGTGGCGATGTTAGCGGAGGTTCTACTCCTTCAGTACCTAGTTTTCAGGCTCCATCAATTCCTGCAGATTTTAATGTAGTAGGAACAACGGGAACAAATCAATTGGCAGATGCTATCGGGGGACAGACTCAAGCGCCCGTGAAAGCATACGTTGTGTCTGGAGATGTGACTACCTCACAAAGCCTTGAAAGAAATATAGTCGAATCAGCTACGTTGTAATACAAAACTTATTCGCTTTTACGTTATACTATTATGAGAATAGTAGAACTAGTATTAGACGAAGATCAGGAGTTTTCAGGTATTGAAGCAATTTCAATTGTAGAAAGTCCTGCTATTGAGAGTGATTTTGTTGCCCTAAAGGATGATGAAATTAAACTAGCAGAGGTATCCAAAGACAAAAGAATCTTGATGGGTGCTTTGCTTATTCCTAACAAACCTATTTATAGATACTCAGAAGACGGAGAGTATTACATCTATTTCTCAAAGAACACAATTGAGAAAGCGAGTCAAATGTACCTAAGAAATGGTAATCAAAACAACTCCACGTTAGAACATCAGCATCAGCTTAATGGGTTGACTCTGGTTGAGTCTTGGATCGTAGAAGATGAGGTGCATGACAAGAGCAGAAAATACGGAATGAACGTACCCGTTGGGACATGGATGGGAACAATGAAGGTCAACAATGAGGAGGTTTGGCAAGAATATGTGAAAAAAGGCAGAGTCAAAGGTTTTTCAATTGAAGGATACTTTGCGGATAAGGTAAACATGTCAATTCAAAAGCCTCAATTAACACTTGAAGAAATAGAAAACGAGGAAGCAAAAGAAATGCTTTCAATGATTAGAGGAATTATCAACAAGGAAAAGAACGAGATTGAAATGGAGTCTTTCAGGGACTATCCTGATTCCGTAAAAAACAACGCAAAAAGAGGCATTGAGTTAAACAAAAAGATTAACAATAAATGTGCAACTGAAGTAGGTAAAATTAGAGCGCAACAATTGGCTCAAGGGAAGCCTATTTCTATGAATACCATTAAAAGGATGTACTCATATTTAAGCAGAGCAGAAGAGTTTTACGATCCTTCAGACACTAAGGCATGTGGGACTATATCTTATTTATTATGGGGTGGCAAATCAGCTTTGGGATGGGCAAAAAAGAAAATGAATGAAGCAGAAAAAGAGAAAAAATCATGACAAATAAAACGAAGACACTTATACCTAGCAGAACAAGTCCAAAGAGTAGTAGCAGGGCATGTTTATGTAGACATAAAAACACCTATTCAAGAAAATGTTGCGAGGGTGGAACTATGAATCAAGGCATTGGACCAATTTATCGACAGAGTTAAAAGACAAAACTTTTAAATTTTTACGTTATACTAATATGAGAACAAATGAAATGTTGAATCAAATAAAAACGCTTCTTGACATTCAAGTCAAATTGGAGACCATGAAGCTAGAGAATGGAACTGATATAGAAGCGGAAGCATTTGAGAAAGGGAAAGAAGTTTTTATCCTTACCGATGATGAAAAAGTAGCTATGCCAGTCGGCGAATATATACTTGAAGACTCACGGCTTTTAGTTGTTGAAGAAGAAGGTATGATTGCAGACGTCAGAGACGTTAGCGATGATGTCCCAGAAAAAGAGGAAACTACTGAGGACTTAGCAGATGACAAGGAAGAGAAGGACGAGAAGAAAATGGCAGAAGTTGGCGATTGGGAAGGCATGGAAAAGAGAATACAAAATCTTGAAGATGCTATTGCTGATCTAAAAGCAGATAAGGTTTCTGCGGAAGAGGTTGAAGAAATGGGGTACGGAAATAAAGAGGAAATGAACGAAGACCTCAAAGAAGAACTTTCACAACCTGCGGCTCAAGCTATTAAGCATAGTCCAGAATCAGTATCAAACAAGAATGAAAAGATAACTTTTCAGAAACAAAGAACTAAGTCCGTTATGGATTCAGTATTATCAAAAATTTTAAACAACTAATATAATGGCTTTAACAATAACTAGCACCTATGCAGGTGAATTTGCAGGAAAATACATAGCCGCGGCTTTATTGAGCGGTTCAACAATTGACAACGGAGGCATCGAAATCATGCCAAACGTTAAGTACAAAGAAGTAATTCAGAAAGTTGACACGTCTGGTTTAATTGTGGACTCATCATGTGATTTCACAAACACGGGAAACGTCACATTGACTGAGAGAATTATTCAACCAGAGGAATTTCAGGTAAACCTTGAATTGTGTAAAACTCCATTCATTGCGAATTGGGGCGCTCAAAGCATGGGATACTCTGCCTTTGATCAATTACCTCCGACCTTCGCTGAATTTCTTATTGCTCATGTAGCAAAAGAAGTGGCTCAGAAAACAGAGCAGAATATCTGGAACGGTGCAAATGCCGTTGTTGGTTCTTTTGATGGATTCGTGCCATTGATGACTGCTGATGCGGCAGTACCTAAAGTGGTTGCTCCTGCGGCAGTTGATGCGGCAAATGTAATCGCTGAACTAGGCAGAATTGTTGACGCAATTCCTTCTGCTCTTTACGGAAAAGAAGATTTATACTTATACGTTTCACAGAATATTGCTCGTGCTTATGTTCGTGCTTTAGGAGGATTTGCGGCGGCAGGAGTTGGTGCAAATGGTGTAAACAATGAAGGTACACAATGGTGGAACAACGGAGCATTAACATTTGACGGTGTCAAAATATTTGTTGCTCAAGGATTGCCTGATGACCATGCGGTTGCGGCTGAGAAGACCAACCTATACTTCGGCACGGGATTGATGTCAGATATGAACCTTGTAAAGGTTTTAGACATGGGCGATCTTGACGGATCGCAGAATGTGAGAGTAATCATGCGATTTACTGCCGCAGTACAATACGGCATATCAACTGATTGCGTTCTTTATTCTTAATTTATAACCTAAAGAGGGCATTTAGGGATCAAACCCTGCTTGCCCTTTTTTTAAACAAAAAAGATTATGGCATGTTTATTAACAAAAGGCAGAAAGCTACCTTGTAAATCAGCTTTTGGCGGGATTAAAGCCGCTTATTTTATAAACTTTAACGGAACGGGAACGGGTCTTGGAACGGTAACATTTGATGCTGATGGGCAAATTGATACGGCTTCCCTTTCTGGATCAATGGAAGTTTATCAGTATGACGTGAAGGGTGCTTCTTCATTGGAGACAACAATCACAAGTTCAAGGGATACGGGAACGACTTTTTATACTCAGACTTTAAGTTTGACTTTCACTTATCTGGATAAAGCGACTCAGCAGGAAATTCAATTATTGGCTCAATCTAGACCACAAGTTGCGGTTGAAGATTATTACGGGAACATATTTCTTGTAGGGTTGGAAAATGGAGCAGAATGCACGGGGGGAACTATTGCCACGGGAACGGCGGCAGGAGACCTTTCAGGATTCACTTTAACAATGGAAGGAATTGAAGAGACGGCTGCACCTTGGATATTATCAACAATAATTACGGGAGCGACTCAAGCAACTCAAATTGATCCAACGGCTTAAATTTAGTTTTGGTTAATTAATGGAAGCAGTCTTCGAGGGGGGACTGCTTTTTTTCTTTCATTTTCAAAAATATCAATGAAATTACGTTATACTATTAGATGATAATACTAAGAACCTCCGCAACTGCTCAAACGCTTACCGTAATTCCTAGAGAATACGTCACAACTTTTAGCATGGACATTCGTGATGATAGTACAAACGTCACTACTATTTATGAAATAACAACGGCAACAACGGTAGGAAATTACCTAGTATTTAATAATACCTTTAACCCTATTTTAGTTGAAGGTCATTTTTACGATCTTAGATTGTACATTGACTATAATATCTGGAATACAAACTTTAATCTTTGGGAAGCAGAAAACACTAAATGGAACGAAACTAATACCTTTGTTTCTGAAATATTCTCAGATCGCATCTTTTGTACAGATCAAACCATTGATCAAACGAAGAATGAGTACTACGAACTTAACGAGGGGCAGTATACTTATAACAATTCCTACAACAATGACTATATTGTAACATCATGAAAAGGAACAAAAAAAGCACATTACCAAATATCTCAGTAAAACAGAATAAAAATGAAACTGAGATTGGAGTAATCAACTTAAGCACATATACTAGTCCAGAAGTTAAGGAGGTTGCAAACAAGGATTGGGTATCTTATGGAGAAGATAATAACTATTTTCAATTCTTAATAGATAGATACAATGGTAGTCCGACAAATAATGCGGCTATTAATGGGATCAGTCAAGCGATTTATGGCAAAGGATTAAATGCTACGGATGCGGCAAGAAAACCAGAGCAATATGCTCAGATGGTTTCTTTACTTCACAAGGATTGTGTGCGTAAAGTTTGCTATGATTTGAAACTAATGGGTCAAGCGGCAATGCAAGTAATCTATTCAAAGGACAGAAAGCAGATTGCTAAAATAGAACATTTTCCAATTGAGACTTTAAGAGCAGAAAAGGCAAATGATGACGGAGAAATACCTGCATATTACTATTTCAAGGATTGGACTGAAATCAAACCAAGCGATAAGCCTTTAAGAATCCCTGCTTATGGAATGTCAAATGAGGCAATTGAAATTTATTACATCAAACCTTATCGTGCAGGATTTTATTACTATTCACCCGTTGATTACCAAGGCGGTTTGCAATATTGTGAACTAGAAGAAGAGATCAGTAACTACCATTTAAACAATATCATGAACGGACTGAGTCCGTCAATGCTTATTAACTTTAATAATGGAACTCCAAATCAACAAGAAAGGGAATTAATTGAGCAAAGGATTGCATCTAAATTCTCAGGCAGTTCAAACGCAGGAAAGTTTATCCTGGCATTTAACGATAACAAGGATGCTCAAGCTGAAATAACACCAGTACAACTATCAGATGCGCATAACCAATACCAATTTCTTTCAGATGAAAGTGCAAAGAAGATAATGGTTGCGCATCGGATTGTTTCCCCTATGCTTTTGGGTATAAAAGACAACTCAGGATTAGGGAACAATGCAGAGGAAATAAAGACCGCAAGTCTATTAATGGATAATACGGTCATCCGACCATTTCAAGAGTTGCTAATCGATTGTTTTGATACTCTGCTATCCTACAATGGTATCTCATTGAACTTATACTTTACAACTTTGCAACCTTTAGAGTTTACAGAGGTTGATAAATCACTTCAAGATAAAGAAGAGATTGAAGAAGAAACGGGAGTCAAGATGAGCAGAGAGATAAGCGGTCAAATTGCTTATGATACTATTGAAGAAGCTGAAAGTATGGCTGAACAAATGGGATGCAAAGGACATCATGAGCATGAAATTGAAGGGACAATTTACTATATGCCTTGTGAATCTCATACAGATTTAAAAGCGCCTTGTTGGGATGGATACGAGCAGATAGGATTCAAGGACAAGAATGGAAAAAAAGTACCTAATTGTGTCCCAATTGAGGCGAGTAAACAAGATTTATCATCTCAAGACTTAGATGAATTTCTTTCTTTGGGAGAGGATGAAGAAGATTTTTTAGGCAAATATGATTTGATTGACGTGTCAGAAGTTGACTACGAAAAAGATCACGAATTTGATGAGAAAATAACCGAATTAAATAGACCTGAAATATCAACATTACAGAAGGTAATTAACCTAGTAAGTACGGGAGATGCATATAAGAATAGAAAATCAGATCAAGACGGGAAAAGTAAACAAGACCCATCGTTGAAATTTCTGGTCAGATATCAATATGCTCCTTTAAAGACACAAGCAGAGACAAGAGATTTCTGCAAAGCGATGGTAAGAGCAAAAAAGATATACCGAAAAGAGGATATTCTTGCTTTAAGCAATAAAGTAGTCAATAAAGGATTTGGCAAAGGAGGCTCTAGCAAGTATTCTATCTGGCTTTATAAAGGAGGAGCGAGATGTTACCATAAATGGTTCAGGAAAACCTACGTTTTAAAAGAGGATCGCAATTTAAATAAAGAAGGCATCAAGAAAAAAGATGAAATAACAAGCACAAAAGCAAAGTCTTTGGGATTTAGAGCGCCAATCAACGATCAATTAGTACCCGTTGCTCCTAGAGATATGCAGTTTGAGGGATATACAAAAGCATATTGGGACAAGATGGGATTTACAAACACGGCAAATTAAAGTTATGGCAACAGCATTATTCATAAATAGGACAGACCTTGTCAGAAACTCAATACTTGATGGCAATGTTGATACGGACAAATTTATTCAGTTCATAAAAACGGCTCAAGTGGTGACTATTCAGCAGTACATGGGGACTAAATTGTACGATAGAATTGCTGATTTAATTTCAACGGGCGATATTGATCTTCCTGCAAATGCCGCATATAAAACCTTGCTAACAGAGTATATTCAGCCGATGCTTATCTGGTACTCTCAGGTGGATTACGTTCCGTTTGCGGCTTATCAAATACGAAACGGAGGCATTTATAAGCATTCATCTGAGAACTCAGAAACGGTTTCAAAGGATGAGGTTGACTTTTTAGTAGAAAAATGCAGGACTCAGGCAGATTGGTATTCC